TTGTTTTCAAATAATTTCATCATTTTGTTCATTTTTGCGTACTGTACTTCATCAAACACACCTTTGGAATTCTGTAAAACAAAGGGTCTGTTAATGATTGATTTAATCTCTTCTTGAACTGATTTATCTTTGATTGCTTTAAAAATTCCACTTGTAGTAGTAATAAATCCATAATGCGTAAGTGGAACTGCTCTGTCTTTTTTTGCTGCCAAATAGACGATTTTTTCAGGGTTTTCACTATAAACACCTTTATTTTCCAACCATAATGCAAAACGCTCTGGGTTATCCAGTGTAGCAGATAACCCAATCATTTGAATTTGTTTTGGTAACAACATAATACATTGTTCCCAAACGTGACCTCTGGCTGCGTCATTTATCATATGTATTTCATCAAAAACAACACATCCTAATTCATTTTCAATATCCATTTCAAAAGAAATAGATGATGACGGAGTGTTCATGGTATTATTACTTTTAATCTGAAATAGTTTGTTTAATAAAATTTCGGTTGTCATGATAAGAACATCAGCATCAGGGTTTGTTTTAATATCGCCTGTTATAAGTCCAATACTAATATCTTTATACTTGTTAGTAAAATCGTAGAATTTCTGATTACTCAACGCTTTTATAGGTGTTGTATAAATAACTTTCTTACCTTTGGAGTGAAAAAAATCAATTGAAAACTCGCCGGGAAGGGTCTTTCCACTACCTGTTGGCGCCGTAGCCAAAATATGATTACCTTCTACAATAGCTTCTATAGAGTACTTTTGAAAAATATGCAAAGGATATTCATACTTTTCAAAATAACATTGGTATTTTTCTTCACTTTCTTTTGGATAGGATGTTAAACTGCAAATTTTTACCATTTTATTTTGTATTTCTTATCTATTATATTATCATCTGTTTAAACCGTTTGCTTATTATCTAATTCAATATTATGCCTTCCAAAAACATATAAAACGTTCAAATATGTAAAAATAAAAAATAAACTAATGTATATGGATAGTTTTCCAAAAAATATATATTTTTATTGGGATGATTCATCAAATATGCCTGCATTATTTGATGAAAATATAAATACTTTTAAAAATAATTATAATGATTTCAATGTTGAAATAATATACGATAGTAAGATAAATTCAATTCCAGAATTAAATACAATATTTCCAGGATTATTGTTATTATATAATAATTTAAATATTTATGCTGCTAAATCTGATATAGCAAGATTACTCTACATTTTTTTTTATGGCGGAATTTATCTAGACACGCACATTGAGCATAATTTTAAATCTGATGGTAAAAATATTTATAAATTATTCGCTAAGTATAAACAGTTTGATTTTGTGATAGCAAGAAATGATAAAAAAACTTTCAACTGTTCTTGTATATTTGGTAAACCACGTTGTGAATTATTATACAAAATTATATTACAAATAACAGAAAATTTAAAAAAACATTATGAATTAGAAAAAAATTCTAATTCACATGTTAATTATGATATATTATTTTTAACAGGAAGTTCCAATTTTTATAGAATATTAGAATTTAATAAAATTACTGATATAATGAATCATAAAGATATAATTAATAGTGAAAAATTCAAAGAATACAATACCGCAATTTTTTGTTGCACACATTATTTCAATTATTATAAAGTTAATTTTGAATATAATCACGGTAACTCTAAACACTGGTCAGAACAACAAAAAATCAAAAGATTGTTTGCTTCCATATAACCAGTTTTGAACGTCTGAAAGTGTCTTTAAGTTGTTTTGGGAATTTATTATATTAACTTTATTTTTTTTTCCAAAAGTATTTTGGGATTTTCAATTTTGGACATTTTTTTTGTCCATTTTTCAAAAATCCGAAAAGGTCTTGGAGAAAAACAAACTTTGTTACCATAATTGAAAATTAGCATGTGGTTACAAAAAAAATAATTTTCGTTTTGTTACGATAAATTTTTTGTGTAGAATTTATTATTTTTTTCTCAATAGAAATAAATGGCAACTTTAGGCAATATTTTTCCAGCAAATCCAGCACCAAAATTTTACTGCAACAAATGTGACTATGGAACATCTCGCAAAAGTAATTTTGACGAACATATTTTAACTGCAAAACACAAACGGCAATCATTTGGCAATCTTTGTCAATCCATTTCCAGCAAAAACAAGCAACCAATAAAATACATATGTCAATTTTGCGACAAAGAATATGTTGATAACTCTGGATTATGGAGACACAAAAAAAAATGTAGTGCTGAAAATAACGAAAATAATGAAAACGATACAAAGATATTAATGCAAAATGAACATATCAATTTTGACACTAATGTTGTATTAGATTTAGTTAAAAAAAACCAAGAATTTCAAAAAGAAATGTTTTTAGAAATGCAAAAACAAATGTTTGACTTTATGAAAGATAAAATAGGTGATAATAACTCTACCAACATTATGAATCATAGCAATAATAAAACATTTAATTTACAATTCTTTTTGAATGAAACTTGTAAAGATGCTATGAACATCAGTGATTTTGTAGAATCAGTTAAATTACAAGTATCTGATTTAGAAAATGTAGGAAAAGTTGGTTATATTGAAGGTATATCCAATATAATCATTAAAAATTTAAAGGCGCTTGATGTCAACAAACGCCCTGTACATTGCGCTGATCAAAAAAGAGAGGTTATGTATGTTAAAGATGAAAATACATGGGAGAAAGAAGATGAAAATAACAAGAAACTGCGGAAAGCAATTCGCATGATAGCTCACAAAAATATTTGTATGTTTAAAGAATTTAGAGAAAAATATCCTGATTGCGAGGAGTATGATTCTAAGAAAAATAGTCAATATAATACTATTATATATGAATCTATGGGAGGAAAAGGAGATAATGATTATGAAAAAGATACCAAAATTATCAAAAAGATTGCAAAGAATGTGGTCATTGATAAATCAAATATTTGAAATAACTATATAAACTGAACATTTTGTATAAATTATAAATGAATTATATTAGATACCTGAATAGATTGCCTTGTGATATAATTTACAATCATATTATTCCATATACATATAACAGTCAACCTATACCTTTATTAGAAGATATTAAAAATTTTGATTTGATTAAAAAAGAATTGTTGCACAGTAAATACAATACAAAGTCAATAAAACATGAAATATTAGCTATTTTTTATAGTGATACCAATATTCTTAAAACCATCCTAGAGAGAAGCTTCATCTTCAAACAAACCCTGAGAACAAAAAATATGAATATTCATTCTTGTACAAATGATAAAAAATTTGCTATACTATTTGGGTTATTTACACCAAATGAGAGACAAATATTTTTACAACATATTAGACAAGATGATGGCATTTGGTTTATATAATATTCATAACAACTGCAAACGTATCTTCTTTTTGAATTTTTCTTCGTTATTGAACAAATACAACTGGAATTTTCTATTATCATAATTTTCCATATTTTCCCGAATTGTTATTCTTGAATTCATTTTTAATTCCGGTAAAAATACTATATATTGATACAATCCATCATGTCTTATGATTTTATCAAAAATATAACCATCGTACTCTTTATTCAATAATTCAGGTTTATTATTGCATAAATCAAGCAAAGAGCAGTCAATTTGTATTTTCCTAATAGAACGCATTGTGGTGTTAATATACTCCAAATCATGAAGCCATTTTTCATAAAATTCAATTACTTTCCCCGACAAGGATACCAAACTCAATACTTTTTGAAACTGAATCATATTCAATAAATCAACCAATCGTCTTATCGGACTTGTAATATGAATATAAGCTTCCATATCAAGTATTTCATGTCTTGTTTGTTGACCATTGGATATTTCCGAACCATCTATGTATTGTCCTGCAGTGCTATTCCACATTTTTACAAAATTAATTACATCTACTGGTAAATGAGATGGCAGTGAAACACAACCGTTATTAATGTTATTTGTTATTTTACTTATAGCAGACCGAAAAATCCCAGTATTATGCTTCAAAAGCTCCATTGCACATTGATAATTCATTAGTATCATTAAATACGTAACAATATCATGACTATCTTTGATGTTATATATATATTTAAACTTAGTGGACAAATTTTGCACAATATCTAATAATTCATGATAGTGTGAATCTTGTAACAATTTGTCTTCTTCATAAACATAATTTTTACATACTTTAATAAAACTATTGCAATATTTAGTATCTACTATTTCATTATTAACAATATGCAAATCCATAGTCAAAGCAATCCTAGTTACGTTTTCTTGTAAACTACACAACCCTTCTGATAAAATAGTAGGAATCATGGGCCGTCTTTTGTCTGGCAAATAAATTGTAGATACTCTTTTTGAAAAAGAGTCCCACAGGTTTAGTGCGTCAATCCATATAGATACATTTGCTATGTAAACACTTACGATGTATGCATTATCAGCCGTTTTCTTTACACTAAAAGCATCATCAAAATCCACACATTTTTCAGGATCAATAGTAAATACATGCCATTCTTTTTGATTTGTTCGGTCTTCAATTGACTTGTATTTATCTTTAATAGTTTCAATAAATACTTGATGTGACTTATTTGATATACTTTTGGAAGTGTCTTTTTGAAATTTCTGTAATGAAACATTAAGACTTTTACAATAAAGTTGATACTCATAGAAATTGTCCAATACATCCACTGGTCCAATTACATTGTTTAATTTACCATATGGATGTTTATTTTCCCATTCATTAAAAGAAAATGTAACATACAAGTTGGTCAATATTTTTGAAAAACCAATGTTCTTTATTTCATAAGGTATCAAGAAAGCAGGTAGCCTTATATCATCCGGAATGCATTTATACAATAATTTTCCATTTTTACGTCCATATGTTTTGTTTCCACTTATGATCAATACTCCTGCAATAGCGGGTCCTGTACGTACAGATGAGTGTATTATATTTACCTTATTTTTTTCAAATGTAAATACGTCATTTGAAAATAATTTGCTTTCAAGTGGATTTATTTGTATATGTGTTTTAACAAAATTATTTGAATCGTAAATATTCCAATTATCATAATTACGATTTTCTAAAACAATTTTATATGTTACCATTTTTCTTCTATAATATATGAATTTATCTTTAACTCAGTTGCGCATGGTTATATATCAATTTACACCGTTGAAGTTTAATCCGCACAGCGCATTAAACTTCAAGTAAGTTACCTGTTACAGTTTGAACGATAGCACCCCGTAGGGGTGCGGTTTCAAATTTTCACAGGTATAATTGTAAAATAAAATATTTATATATAATAATAGTAAAATAACAATGCTTTTATCTATACGTAATAAACCAGAAAGGAAACATAAAATTAGCTATATTATTAAGCCACATAAAAAAACATCTAGTGTAGTTCCTCTGGCTAATCATAATAATCATAATAATGAAGATATTGATGTAAATCAAATAAGATTATCTTTTCAACCAGATAGAAAATTCACTCTAAAAAGTTTAGGAAATTATCTACGTCATACTAGAGGTTCACAAATTCACAACCAAACCGCAAAATCATCTAAACATTATGGCGGTAAAAAGAACAAAAATACAAAAAAACATAAATCAAGAAAAAATAGAACGAAACGTAGAAAACTTATTTAATGCAACAAATTTAAAAAAAATTGACTGCTTTGTTTTATAATTTTAAAAGTTATAAAACAAAACTGTCAATTTAAAGAATGAGCAATTCAAGTTTTTATGTAATTCCAAGTAACAACATAAATATAAATCATATTAGACGAAAATGTTCATTTTGTCACTGTGAAGGTCATAATATAACAACATGTAACAGTAATATTTTATCTAGTGTAAACAATTATTTAATTTATTTAAAGGATCATTTTACTAATAATAACGATGGTAACAGAATATTAGCTATTAAAGATTTTGAAAATTATTTATATGATTATTGTAATCAATCAGAAAATAATATTAAATTATTAAAATATATTGCGTGTCGGTTTTACAATACTAGATTACGGTCTATGTTACAAATAGTAATAAATCAAATAATTTTACGTTTGTATGACATTGATATTAATTGGGTAAGTTTTCATGAATATAACTTTGTTCCTTTTAATGAGCACACACCGGTAAGAATAAGTTATGTATTAAATGGTATATTATTGAATCATACAAATCATCTTTATAATAATTTACAAGAATTGAATAGTTTGAAAAATTATGAATTTGAATTAGAAAAGTGTCAAGAAAATACATCAATTGAGTGCTCAATTTGTTATAATATAGTTCAAAAAATAAATTGTGCATCGTTTAAATGTAAGCATGAATATTGTATTGATTGTGTAGGACAACTTGTAAATAAAAAACATACTACTTGTCCTTATTGTAGAGAAGAAATTAAAAATATAACTTGTTATAATGAAGAGTGTTACAACAAGTTAACTAATAATAATTTAGCATAAAAAATGTTCGGTTATTATATCAAATTTTATTTTTTACAATTAAAATTATCATTCTAATAACAAAAAGGGGATTTATTTCATAACAGGCAGAGATGGAGCTGGTGATGAACCACCTCATCCACCTCTCATCTGTTTTCTACTTTTTCTATATTTGCGTGTTTTACGCATACGTCTACTACTTCTTTTTTTGGTTTTACCAAAAACATTCAGAAAAGAAAATAACGATTTAATGGATTTAGCCATTTAATATAATTGAATATTTTAATTTTATTTTATTTCTGATCCAAAATTTTCGTATTCCGTCACTGACTTCGGTTCGCCAAGTATTTCAGTATTTGTTTCAACCTTTTTTTCAATAAGCTGCAAATCATTTATATTTGTTGTTTGCTCTTGTAATTCTTTATTTTCATAATCACTATCGCCATTTTTATCAGAATCTTTATGATTATCATTATTTTTTAATTCATCAAGCGAAATTTTTTTTGCGACGTCTCTCTTAATATTTTGAATTTGAAGTATATGCATAAAGACATAATGTGAAATTGCTAAATTATTCAAATAAGTTCTATATCTAAAACATGAAATACTGCTGATGTTATTTTCAAATTTAATACTGTACCACCAATAAGAAGGAATATAAATCATTTTACCCTTATTTAACGTAACTTCTAAACATTTTATTTTATCAAAATCTGCGCGATACCTTGATTGAACTTTCCATGGATTAACAGGAGATCTAAATTCAAAATTTTCGTAATCATACTCAGGATATAAATATTTTATACTTTGTGGTGGCGCCATTTTAATCTGAATATTACCTTCCGTACATAAAAAATAATTCCTATAATTAATCTCATATCTAAAAGGGGTGAATGTACCGTTACTCCCCATCATTATATCATAATTTAAATTAGAAACCATATAAGGGCGAAGATATTCGTCATTGTATTTGAAATTTTTTACAATACCTGTTTCATTTAAAAAATCACTATTATTCTCTGAATAATAAGTAGAATTATTGTCTTCTTTGAATAATTTTGCAGCAGCATGCAAAGGAAGATTAACATACAATTCATTATTTTTGTCATTATCGTTTATATTCCTTATTTTTATTTCAAAAGCAGGATAATTTTTTAAAATAAATTTTGAATTAGTAGTTTCTATTACTTTTTCATCATTATAATTAAATAATACAGGTTGTCTTATATCACATATTTCTTCTAATTTATCTTTTGATACATCATCTATTTCATAAATCTCCAAATCATTGCTAGTTTTTAAGTGAAATTGTATATGCAAATATACAAATAATACTAAAAAAAATATAAAGAAACTAAAAATTATTTTCATTAATATAACAATAAAATAATTTTTAACTTATAAAACGAAGAAACACTTAAATTTGTTTCATTGAAATTCATTTATTTTTACCATTCCCAAGACGATATTTCATTCTTTTCGTGCTCTTCATTATCATCATCATCTTCATCATCATCTTCCTCTTTCCAACGTTCTTCTAATTCATCCCAATTAGAAGACATAAAATCATCTAAATCGCTTCCTATTATCTTTCTTAATTCTTCAAGTTCTACTCTATTAGAAGGAAAATTATATGTTTCATCCAATTCTTCTTCCTTTGAATAAATACATTTTCCAAAAAAATCACAACCTTCCTCATCATAAAATGCAGTGGTTTCAATTCCATAATTTTTACTCATAATACTGTATACACCACTAGGAGGGCTCCATGCTGTTTCAAATGATAATTCTAAGACAAGATCCTCTTCCGATTGATTTAATATTTCAACTTCGTTTGCATCCCATTTTGTTTTCCATACTTCAATTGCTTTATTATAACTCCAACCATTTTCTACACCTAATGGAGCAAAAGTAGAAAACCAGTTGTTTTCTAATATTGAAATTAATAATTTATCAAATATTTCTCTTGATGGGCAAACAATAGTTGCAAAATTATAACACCAGTTTGGCATGATTATAATTATTTACTTATAAATTATCTTTAATTTTATTTCAATTAAATAATAAAATCTATTCTTGAAATTGTATTTTCTTGAGTGTAATTTTATCAATAAAAATGCTCAATATATTATATATTTGCTTAAAAACAAATGATACTTCATAAACGATACATGCATCCAATTTATCTGGAAATTTATCTTTCAAAATGCTTGACATACTCATAATAAAATCCCTATTTTTTTCAATTTCTAATAATGTTAATTTTTCAACATTAAGATGAACAATAAATTTTTCATATTTAATTAGTGTATTTTCCATAATAAAAATTAAATAATTCAAAATATAATTTTTATCTATAAAAGTATTGATAATTTTAAAGTATTTGTAATTTATTACAATTTCATTATTTACCTTTATATGACAAAAATTGTGTAACAGTTCGTGTAACTTTTCTTCGTTCAATTTCAAATTAATATTATTGTTGCTACTATTATTTGAATTTTTTGTTATTAAATTGTGAAAACTATAATTATTCATTATAATTATAGTTTATAATATTATTATATTAAATTCACGATTGATATTGGATCGTAAAAAATGAAGTGATTTTTCAATAGTGAAAATATCCTAAAGATTATTTTCTATAGAAATATCATTAATAATTGTTTCACTATTGTTATTATCACTACTATCATCATTATCATCATTGTCATTATTATCATTGTCATCGTCAGCATTGTCATCATTATTGTCTACAAGTTCAATTTGTTCATTTACAATATTTATATCAGCATCTAGTTCAAACCTTTCTTCAATTTCAGCTAATGCATTTTCATAATCAATAAATTTTTCGTTTGTTTCAGTTATAAAAGAAGATGTTTTTAGATTTGTACTATCAATAGACGTTTTTAGATCCGAAATTTCTTTCAAAACCTTTTCAGTTTGATTTGTAAAATTTATAACCTTGCTTTCTAATAAATTTAATCTATTAACAATATTATCAAAAACTTCATCTGTAACCAATTTCATATTTGGAGGTAACGAATTTTCATTTGTATTTGTATTTGTGTTATTATTTATTCCTCCGTCTTCAATAATATCATTCAGAACATTTTCCAACCTACCAAGTCTCAATGTAATTAATCCAACAGCATTAGATATACTTATTTTTGTAGTTTGTTGTTGTTGTTGTTGTTGTTGCTGCATAGTTTTACCTCTATTTTGTGCTATTCTAACATTTTTACTACCGACTGGGATACTTTGCGACATCATTTGTTGTTGTTGATATTGTTGTTGTTGGGCAAAAGCACCTTGGGATGAGATAGATGTCACTGGTCTGCTTGTGTTCATCGGTTGTGATTGTTCACCTGCTCTTTTTTGTCTGGCTGCTGCAATTGATCTAGAACTACTACTCATTTTTTGATATAAATATTATTATAATTTGTTTCTAAATTACTTACGCATTTACTAAATAATTTAAAAATTAACGTCTTTTGGAAGTTTTTCTTCTTCTAGAACTTCTTCTCTTTTTAGTTGTTTTTCTTCTTTTGGTTGTTTTTCTCTTTTTGACAGTTTTTCTTCCCCCATATGTCTCCATAAATTTTTCATAATCGTCAATTCCGTATACACTTTTATATGTTTCCGCTCCGTATTTATCAAGAAAAGCACGCTTATTTCCTTTCTGTAATTCGTTGTCTTTTTCTTTTTCTTGTTCTTGAGTAAGCTTACCTACTGTATTTGGATCTCTTGTCAAAGGAATTTCATTACTATCACTGTTCATAATAATATATTATATATATATATTATATTTATAAAATAAATATAATTATCTATGTAACTATTTTCATTTTAATTGCTTCATGACATTTATAATCAAAAACTTGAAAATCGTCAACAACGTAATCATTAATATTTTCTCTCTTATTGACAATTTCTAAAGTAGGGAATTCAAACGGCTCTCTCTCTAGTTGTTCTTTTATAGATTCTAAATGTTCTTCGTAAATATGACAATTACCCATGAAATAAATAAACTCATGTGCAATTAACCCGCAATGTTTTGCCAATAGATGTGTCAAAAAACTATAAGATGCAATATTAAACGGCGACCCTATTGGAACATCTACAGAACGTTGATACATGCAACAAGAAAGCTTATTTCCATCGTGGACATTAAATTGACATATTACGTGACATGGTGGAAGTACCATTTTATTTAATTGACATGGATTCCACGCACTCATTATTAAACGCCTACTGTTTCTTGTATCAGGATTTTTCAATTGTTCAATGATATATTGCAATTGATCTATTCCATTTTGATTTTCGTCCAAAACGGCACCAGTTCTTACATCATAAGGCGCATTAAAATGCCTCCATTGATATCCATAAATAGGTCCTAGTATACCTTCAGGATAGTGCTGTAATCCGATACCCTTTTTAAATTCTTTAGAAGCATTTCCATCCCATATATGAACGTTTTGGTTTTGTAATATTTTATTATCTGTTTCACCATGAATAAACCATAACAATTCTTTCAAGCATGTTTTCCACGCCACTTTTTTAGTTGTTAAAATAGGAATTTTTCCATTTTTTAGAGAAAAACGCATTGAACCTCCAAAAATACTCTTTGTTTTACCATTTCTACCTTCTTCTAAGAATCCATTATCCAAAATATTTTGGATAAGATTTAAATATTGCATCTCTTCTTTGTTTTTATCATTATCACAAACGAGACTTCTTTTCACTAATATATTATTTATATATGGCAAACTTTTAAATTCTTCATGTTCACTCATTTAACAAATAATTTAATAATAGCTTTAATTAGTTTTTGAATTATTTAATTTCTTTTTATAAATCATATGGATAGTTCAGATAATTCAAAAAAAGGATTTTTTAAGCATGTTTTCAATTTTGATAATGATTCTAAATCTGACATATTGAATATAATACAATATACTTTAATAGCAATTATCCCAATTATCGTTTTAAACAAATCTATGCAAAAATATGTTCCTGAAGCGGATGAGAAAAAGGGCAGTATAGAAATTTTAGCAGAAGTTTTAATTCAAATTATTGTAATGTTTATGGGATTATTACTCATTCACCGCATTATTACATATATTCCAACATATAGTGGAATGGAATACCCCGAATTTAGTGTCATTTTCATTATTTTAGCAATTTTAATGATTACTTTAAGTTTACAAACTAAATTGGGAGAGAAAGTAAGTATTCTAGTAGATCGTATTAGTGAATTATGGGAGGGCAAATCAAATAATAAAGGGAAAAATGGGTCTGGCAAAGGAAATGGTAATGTTAAAGTTACGCAACCAATTTCAGGACAAGGTATGGGATCATCAATAATAATGCCAATAAATACATTGCCTAGTAATCAATCTGCAATGAATCAATCATTATATGGAGGAAGTACATCAATTAGTCAATTACCAAGTGATACATCAAATCAATCTTATTCACAAAGTAGTCAACAACTACCTAATTACAATAATATGTATAAACAAGATACTACACCATTGGTTGGTGCTGCTACACCTGGAATAGCTGAATCATTTATGGAACCCATGGCAGCTAATTCAGTATTAGGTGGAGGTGCATTTGGATCCTGGTAACAACCTTTGTCAAAGGTTGTGCCAAATTTTGATCAACTTGGGTTATTTTTAAATTTTATGTAAAAATATAAAATATATAAAGATATAAGTTGATTTATTATTATATTATTTTGTATAATAGTAAATTATGAAAAATATTTTAACTATTTTTTCAGGAAGAAAACATTGTTTAGAAATATTAATAAAATATTTAAAAAAAGCATTAGAACTGAAAATACTTGACGAAATACATTTTTGGAATTTTACAAGAAATCCAAATGATGAAGAATATATAAAATCAATAAGTAATTTAAAAAGATTAAATTGCGTCGGAAATGGTAAATATATTGAAATAGTTACCCCTATAATAAACAATTCATTTACACTTGAAACAAGTGATTCAACTGATTTTTATATTAAAATTTATGATGAAAAACAGAATATTGAGCATGAGATAGTATTAGGTGATTGGATAACAATATTTGATAAAACTGATAACACTGATAACACTGATAATAATAAAAATATCAAGGTTTCTATAATTGAAAATCAATTAATTGTATGCATCAATAACAAAGAAATCGCAAATTATGAAATACAAGAAAATTTTACAATCAATAATATTTATATCAAAAATGGGTTCAATAAGGCCTCTACTATTAGTTATGAAACTATAAGACACGACGGCTTTTATTTTATGGATACTAGTAATACAGGTTGGAAAGAATATTATGAATATTACGATAAACCAATATTTTTTGATGATATAATTATTAAATGTGACGATGATATTGTTTTTATTGATTTAAATAAATTACCGAAATTTATTGATTTTATAAAAAATAAAGGTGATGATTATGATTTAATTTATGCAAATACAATTAATAATAATGTATCTGCTTATTTTCAACAAAATGTATACAAATTAATTCCCGAGGATTTAATGGTACTAGAGTATCCTCCTGGTGGCCATTGTGGTAGTTTGTGGGAAAGTGGAAAAAAGGCAGAAATATTACATAATTATTTTATAGAAAATTATCAAAACTTTTTAAATTACGACTATAATAATGCTATAATAGAAATTAATACCAGATTTAGTATTAATTTTATTGGATACAAAGGAAATAAATGGTGTAAAATAAAAGACACTTGTTTAAATAATAATGACGATGAATACAATTTAACAGTTGATTATGTAAAGAACAGGGGGTTTAAAAATATACTATACACTGATTTTTATGTGTCACATTTGTCTTTTTTTGCGCAAAATAATGAAATGAATATAGATGATTTAGTAAATAAATATCATTGTCTATATGATACTATTCATTAGATTTAACATAAATGATATTTCCAATGAAAAATACATAAAACTAATCTATTAGGTCAGTATTTTTAATTTCTTCTGAAATTGAATTTATTGATTTGTAATAATAATGTATTTTTAAAAGTAAAGTTAAAAAATTCAATGATGTATTTATAGAATAATTAACAATGATTAATGTATCTGCGTTATTGACACCACTATAAACTGCACCAAATATTCCACCTATCAACCACAATGTTGATGAATATTTTGTGGAGTCAACGTCTTTAACTTGAAACATTGTGAAATAAATTTCAGGTAAATAACCAACAATAACGAATGCCGATGAAATAACAGATAAATAAATATAATTCATTATGTTACTACAAAATTTTTATATATCTTTATGTTTTTATCATAATTTATATTAATTTTAAATCTTCGCGGGTATAAAAGTATATAAACAGTGAAAATATATAAAAATAATTTTTATTATTATATATTTCATACTAATAAATATGGATGTCAATAAACTTTTAAAAGCATTAGATGATGATTCTAATGAACAATTATTGAATTTTACATCAAAAAAAATTACTGAAATGAATTTAAAAATCATTAACGAATTACAATTAGAACGTAAAGAAGCATTGGAATTAATGAAAAAACTAAAAGGTTATAGGTATATAGATGAGTTGAATGATTTGAAATATGGTACTTATGTTAGATGGATTCCTATTCATGACCCCAAAAATATATACATCACTAAGGGATCACTGTTCTGCGAGTATAAAATTAAAGATGATGGTGTTTATCTAATATGTAAAAATTTCGGATATCCATGTAAACATTTTCAAATTAAACTAGATGAAAACTTGGTATTTCAAAAACTGACAGAGCAAGAGTTGGTCTTATTGTCAGCACTAGATCATTTATCAAAATAAAATTTATAAGCATAATGTCGTCTAGCATATGATTTATTTTCTATTTTTACGAGTTTTTTTATTCTCTTTTGCACCGCATTTACAATCACTAAATAATCCTTTTACAAATTTACCAATACTAATCATTTCAATATGGTCTTTATGTATTGGTTTTTTTGCGGTCCCTAAATGTTTGCCTTTATGATACTTACTTACCATCTTAACACCCTTACCATTTTTAATAGTCACTTTACGCACTATTTTTTTACCTCCAGCCTTTGTGATTTCTGTATTTTCATAATTAAATTTTTCACTCATCTTTATAAAATATAACAATATTATTTTATATTTTATAAATATAGTAATATGAATAATATTTTTGTACATTTATTTCATATAATCTTTGTTGGAGGGTTGTTTTTGTATATAGGTATGAAGCAGAAAAATATGCCTGCATACATGTATAATGTTATTTTAACTATTGGTATAATTATATTATTTTACCATGGTTATAAAGGATATTCAAAGTTTGTAAATGGAAAGAATCCATGGGTTAATTTGTTTCATATATTTATAGTAGCCCCTTTACTCATTCGTATTGGTTATAAAAAAGATAATACTCATAGGCAATATTTTGAATATGTCCTCATGTTGGCATTTGCCGCAGTAGGTTATCATGCATACTATATGATTGTTTAGATTATCATATTCAATCATGACAAATAGCTTCAATCCATTTTTTATTTACAACAGCTTCCACACTTTCCAAAGCTCCTTCTACCCAACCTTGATAACTGCTAACCGCTTCGCCAACTACTAACATACCTTCCGTAGGATGTTGTGCTTTATTGATGAAATCTTCGCGTGATTTAAAACCGTGCAATGGATCAAAATAATGCGTACCTATTGGCCAATAAAAATCTTTAATAGCCATAATTTTTAGTGAACCAATTGGAATTCCCAAACTCTCCTCAACCAGTTTTTCATATAATTTTCTATTCACTAGAGTGTTTTTCAAATAATTTTTCAATAATAAAGCATATTGATTATCACTATAAGAAATCATGTATATTCCTTTATCCGCATCCATAGGTATTATTTTTTGTAATGGTCCAGGAACAATAGTATACTCATTTATATATTTTTTTAATGTTTCGGCCGATTTCCTATCAAACTTTGCATATAATCTTAAAAAAGGTTGACCATGTATTTGATGATATACACTATCTGCTTTAGAAGCACCTGGAACTAGTTTCATTATACCTGTTATTGTAGTTGCAACAATAACCTTGCTGCTGTAATACACTTCCCCTTCTTCATTCCTAATTTCAAATAAACATGGAGTTCCTTGGTCACTTATTTTTGTTATTTCTACAACATTATTTGATGCTTTAATATTTTTATGGTGTATGTATTTAGACAAATTATCTACAAGGTTTTCCCACGATAGAAACATAATTGGCCACCCACCTTTATTATCATCCATACCATAATTATACAAAGTTTCATAAACATCAGCATACTCATAATCAGTGTAACCAGCATAAATAGTGAATAATTTATATTTGACATCACCCAAGATTTGTGTAGCAAATTCTTTGAAAGGCAAATGCTTATATTTTGATGGATTTTTATTGTATTCCTTTTTTAAGAATTCTATTATTTTAACCACATCAAAATCATTTTGATGCTTTAATAATTTAGAATATTCCATAATAGATGTTGTTTTTTTAAATGGGACTTTCATTTCTTTCAATAATTTAATCAAAAGAGGGTTTGTATCTTTTCTTCCAATGCCAGCACCAGTAACAACTTTTGTTCCATAAAAATCATAATTACCAGTTCTCCCCCCAATCCATTGTTTCTTATATTTTTCTAAAACAACAAAAGTAGTATTGGGTGAATATTTTTTAATTTTATAAGCCGAATACAACCCCGCTATTCCTGAGCCAACAATAACAACATCATAATATTTAGGTTTATTGGACATATATATTATGAGCAAATTAATTCCACATAATTTTGAATTTATTTTCGCATTTTTCTTGTCTTATTAAAATTCACAAAACGTTTCCCCTTACATTTGAATTTTCCACGTGTTAGACCTTTTCTGTTAAAGATTGTTTTAGTGCATATCCCAATAGCCTTAGGTTCATTTTTTGCATAAGAGTCAATCTTCTTGATACACCTACATAATTTCAATGACATTATTTTTTCTGCTTCTTCTTGAAGTAATTTTTTAGACTTAGGTATAGGTTGATTGTAATATTTTAATATTTGAATATAATCATTGTTATGCATCTTCATTTTTGAATTCATTTTATTATTTACCTAAAATATACAAATATTTTAATTCAACAAATATGTAAAAGTTATTAACTTATTATAATATAATATAACCAATACTCACAAACCATTCAAAATGAAAATTGTTGTATTTGATTTAGACGAAACTCTAGGATACTTTGTTGAATTTGGTATATTTTGGGATAGTTTATCTCTATATTTAAATAAAGAATTGGATCAACAACATTTTGACACACTGATGGATTTATATCCAGAATTTTTAAGGCCAAATATTATAAACATTCTCAACTATTTAAAAAATAAAAAACTTACCAAAAATTGTCAAAAAATAATGATATATACCAATAATCAAGGATCGCGAAAATGGTCCAATCATCTAATTTCCTATTTTGAGTCAAAACTTGATGGATATAAATTATTTGATCAAATCATTTCTGCGTTCAAGATAAACGGAAAACAAGTGGAGTTTTGTAGAACAACAAATAATAAAACATACAAAGATTTTATTCGTTGCACAAAATTGCCGATGAATGCAGAAATATGTTATCTAGATGATACTTTTTATCCTGAAATGGCAAATGATAATATCTATTATATAAATATAAAACCGTACGTTCATAGTCTACCCTTTAATGAAATATACAAACGTTTTTTGGAAAGTGGTTTATTATCAAACAAAGAAAACAATGATAGCTTTATTGATTTTATGAATAAAGAAATAAAAAAATACAATTTTTCTGTGTTACCAAAACAAAAAGAACATTACGAAATAGATAGAATTTTAAGTAAAAAGATTATGGTTCATTTACAAGAATTTTTCAATAAAAATAATTATTCAAATAAAAATAAAACTTGTAAAAAATATAAAACATATAACAAAATTAAAAATAAATCTAGTAAAAATAATAAATAAATATAGCAAGCAAATAATTTGTTACCATTTAAGAAACATAATAATACATAGGATTTATCTTCGTTGTTTTATTTTTATTTTCGGATAGGTTATCATTATGGTCGTATAACTCCAATGTTCTAGCACTTGGGTCTATCGCATTACTGTAACGCGGCATCCAAAAATAAGGAACTACTTTATCACAATGTGGGTAATAAGAATCAAATAGACCTTTATAATACATTTTTTCAGTTTCTATGTTAATAGGATATTTATCAATGATATTGTCTTCATAATAATGTTCCAACTTCAACATCGTTGATATAAATTCTTGTAAAATAACATATAGTGACCGTCCTTTACTACTTACACCATCACTGAAAGCCTCCTTTTTTCTCCATAATATTTCATCTGGTAATATTTGTTTTCCATATACATCTTCAAAATTTGCATATGTAAAGCTGTTTCTAATTAAAAATTTTTCAATGGTTTTGTTACTTTCAAAACGTTCTTTCTGAGGAATAGACAAATAATAATTTACAAACGTTTTATCCAAAAAAGGGGTTCGCGGTTCTAGACCATGTGATGATATACATTTATCCGATCTCAATACGTCAAATAAATGAATATCCTTCAACAAACGCCGTGTTTCACAATCAAATTCAATGCAATCTGGACAATATTTCATATATAAATATCCACCACTCAATTCATCTGACCCATCACCATTAAAGATTACCTTTGCATCACTATTTTTAGAAATATATTTACCCAATAAATAATTACCTATACTTGCTCTAATACTTGTTGTGTCATAGCTTTCAATAGCGTGAATTACCTCTGGAATGGCTTCAAACATTTCTTTTTCTGTTAAAGTAATTTCAGTATGGTTTGTTCCAAGATAATCTGCAACAATTTTAGCATATTTCAAATCTTCAGATCCTTTCAATCCAATACTATACGTCTCAATTTTTTTGTCCAATCCATATTCCATCTTATAAAAGTGGTTTACGAGAGCAGTTATTAAACTACTGTCTAGACCACCTGACAATAAACAAGCAATCGGCCTTTCTGTATTTAAACATCGTTTTTTTACAGCATCACAAAGATATTTAACGATTTTTTTTTCATATTTTTCAGTTTCAATATTTGAATCCATATGTGAATTATAATAGTTTAAATTATGTGGGAAAGATGGTGTAAAATACCGTTGGTTTTCTTTTATAATCTTCCATTTTGAACATGCCAGACTGTCTAATTTATAACTACTAAAAGTACCTGGTTGAAATTGTTCAATTGTAAAATTTTTAGGACAATCACTATTTTTATCTAGTTTTAAAAAATTGTTCAAACATTTTAATTCTGATGCACAACCAATCGTATAATCACTTTTTAACAAATACAATGGTCTTACGCCATAAGGATCTCTAGCAAAATAAATAAAATTATCCAAATTGGTTCCTTGTTTTGTTTCTAATCTTAAATCATATAATACAAAAGCAAATACACCATCTAACATTTGTAGTGTTTGTTCCATACCATATTTTAAATATAAATGAATAATGACTTCACAATCAGAGTTTGTTGTAGGAGTAACTCCCATTAATTCATATAAATATTTGTAATTATAAATTTCACCATTGCATATTAATATAACATTATTGATATTGAAAGGTTGATTTGAAATTTCATCAATTCCATTAATGGCTAATCTATGAAAACCCACAAAAACATTGTGAAAAGAAATGAATTTAGAGTCTTCTGGTCCTCTATTAACACCCTTGATAAATTGTTCTTTGTAAAATTGTTCATTGTTTTTTTCACCATTTAAGATACAAAATATACCACACATTTATTTTCGTATTGTAACTATATTATCATGGATACAAATCTTTATATAATTTAATAAATTAATAAAATAAAAATAATATCATATAGTAAATATAAATGAACTATCCTAACACAAATAATACAAACAACATGAACAATATGAACAATATCAACAGTATGGAAAACGAATGTGTTTCAGAAATTCATAACACTACAAATAGAAGAATATATGATAGAAACGTTCCTTCTCAAATGCTTCAACAATATGTAGATGTTAGACCTGTAATGACAAAATATTCTTATTTACCAATTGTTGATCCACGAAAACAAATAGACGTGACAATGAAGCAATATCCAACTTTCAATCCACATACAGTATTCAATCCTGGAAATACGCAATCACCATGGTCAGGTTTTGCTTCTAATATAAATACCGAATCAGAATTAAGAAATCAAATATTTGCATTGCAAAAGTGTAGTCAAGCTGTTTATGTTCCAAACAGCAATAGCGATTTATATACATATTCATTTCAACCAAATATGAGTGAAGCTAGTAACTTTAGTCAACATAACCTGTTGTTCAAACAAGATAACTTTGATAGTTTCAATCCAAATCCTGATTCTAATATTGTCGGTGCGTATATGTTTTCTAATCCGACAAGAGCCCAAATTAAGGATTTACAGGAAATTCAATAAACAACCAACAAACAACAAATTTTAACAAATTATTATTATATATTTATATATATATATATATACATATATAAATATGGATAAAAAACAAAAGATGTATGTAAATGCAATTAATAGCAGTGAACTTTTAAAAGCAATATCAAAGGGCAACGTAGAAAAAGTTAAAAGTTTAGTAGAAAGCGATAAAGAAATTGTAAATAAGCCAGATACCATATTAAATTGGTCTCCTTTGAAATGGAATAACTATTTTTATGAAACACGTAGAAAATTGGCTTTAAATGAAACAGAAAAAAAAAATATGGAACGTCTTGATGATGAAATAGAAAGTATTCTATTAGAGCATGGGGCTAAAAATGAATTCAACGAATCCATCAAACCCGATTATTTTTCCTCATTAGCGCGTGGAAGACGTGTAAAAAAATCTAGAAAAACCAGAAACGCCAAGAAATCTAGAAAAAACAAAAAAACACACAAAAAAGGAAAAGGTGGGTCTTCTACTAAAAGGCGTAAACATATAAAAAAATAAACAATAGATAATAAATAAATAATTTTCACATATTTTTATGTAATTTATATTCAAAATTACATAAAAATTCATAACACAAACACTTATCATAATACTTATGCATATTAATACTTATAACCCATCCACCAGACAGTTTTGAGATTTTTTTCTATTTCTACGCCATTACTATCTTTCAATAAATATGTATCTACACACGTTAATATTTCACATTCTCCAGAATGTATACTATTAGTACTGTTAATAAAAGAGGTTGCAATATCAAAATGTGTTTGATAACTAGTAAATTTCCATACCCCTTTCGCTGGAGCTTCGTCCTTTTTTATATATCCTCTTAATGTTTTAATATTAAATGTTTCAAAATCAAACTTACCAGTTTTGTCTTCAAAAGTACACTCGCCGCTATCAACGTATTTTTTTAATTTACTTAAAAACTCGGCTTTTTTCTCCTCGGTTCTATGACGACTTTCTTTTACTATATCTATCATTTCTTTTACAATAGTATCACCTGTATCAACAGTTATTTTAATTGGTATAGCAGTTATACCACTACCAGTTTGTTGTGTTGTATTATTATCAAAAGATGGTATGAATACTGAATTATTGTTATCGTTGTTATTACTATTAGATAGCATTGACTCTATTCTAGCATCATTTTCATCTTCATATGAAAGCGCATTATCAATAAATTTTTTTGGACCTATTAAATATTTTTCAGGCATAACCCAATTTGGATCTTTTTCTATAAATTTAGTAGCCATATAATTATTACGAGACGCTTCTTGATAATCTTCTTCAGCATTTGTTGAAATTAAACGAATATTGCCTCTAACTGTTCCATACGTATAATTTACAAATGTTAAAGATTCCCCAGTAGGATTATAGTTGCCTATAATTATAAAAGGTCTGTTAATATTGACATTTTGTTCCTTTAAATATGCAAAAAGCTTATCTAATTTAACATTAAATTCACCCTTGTCCATAATATGAGATACTTCATATTCTTTGTTATCAAATATTAAATGATATTTATTCCCTTCACAACCATAAATTCCCAAAACAATTGGGTTGAAGTCTTTTTTAGTTACTTCTTCGCATAAATATCTTGTCACAATTCTTCGGTTAGGAGTTGATAATATATATATATTAAATACATTATTAGTATAATAATCAAAACCAAGTAATTCATTCATATTTAAACAATTTAATCCATTATTCACAGCTTCTATTTCTTTATCGTGTTTCATAAATTCACAAAATTCTAGTGTTCTTCTTCTTTCTGCATTAACCATTATTATGATTTCAATTAATTCATCTTTTGAATATCTATCCATATTGTTTATTAGATCAATAACATCAAAGTCACTAGTTGATATTTTATCAAGTGTAAATAATTCTATTTGTTTTTTAACTATGTCATTTAGCTTATCTAAATCATATGTTTTTAATGTTCCTATAAGCGTATTAATTTCTTTGTGATGTACTTTCATAAAAGTATCTTTGGGTATTTTTTTTATTTCATAATCAATCCATTTAGGATTATTTTTAAGTGTTTCAAGTGAAATACGAGTTGCCTTATTACACGACGAGAAATGTGGGTCAGTTGATTTTGTTTTATCAAAATTTGTATAATCTAATGCCCAATTCTCCATATTTGCTTTTTGCCATAATGGGTTTTCTTCATCAAAAATGGAATTATTGCTTGCTGTAATAGGTGTATAACTTAAGACATTTGGCTGAATTATTATATTTTCTATTAAATGTCTAAACGCGGGTATTCCCTCTTTTAAATTATGTGCTTCATCATGAAAAACCCTTATATTTTTTTGTAGATCTAAGTTTAAATTTTGGAAATCCTCGGAAATTTCCATCACATCAGAAATTCTTATTTTATTGCTACAAATAAAAATTATTTTGAAATTGTTTTCTCTTTTTAATAATTTCCAAGCAGCATTAATATCCTTACAGTGTGTGGCGTTACCACCCAAGTCATTCTTTTTTGATGATATAATCATTATTTTATCATTTAATTTAATGTGAGGATACCTATTATCTAATTCTTTATACAAACGTTCTAACCATTGTTCATTTGCTTCTAGCGTGTTTCTTGTAATACATATGGATATAGTATTTTCTTCTGATAAACCATTGATTATTTGTAAATTACAAAACCCAGTTTTTAAAGCTTGTGCATGTTTATAGACACCTCTAATTTTTTTAATACAGTATCTATAAATATTCTTCTTATCTTGTCTAGTAAAATTTTCAAGATACTTGGAATATTCTGGGTTTTCTAATATTTCATGTATATATGCTTTTGCTTCAATTTTTCTTGTACGTTTTGTTAGACGTTGTCTTTTTAAATGTGGATATTTTTCATTTATAGCTTTCAATAAATTACTAATTGGGTTATCCAAATATTGTTTAAAATCTTTTTCAATATCAGAATTAATTTTTTTTAAAACATTTATAAAATTCCTAACCAATTCATTATGATTATCTTCTTCCGTTTCATGTCTTTGAATATCATTTTCAACGGGCATTTGATACAAGACAATATTTTCACACTCTTCTATTGTGTTATGTAAACTCATTATGTTAATTATTCTGTACAGATACTTTTAAATAGTTTGTACAGAATATATATCAATTTTTTTTAAATTTAAAAAATGTAAAAATATACATAATATTTTATTGATTATTATAAAATGTCAGAAAACATAATACATCAAATTACTTTAGATTGTTTGGTAAATAAAGAAGTTTATGAAAAAATGCAGCATTTAAAAAGAGAAAAAAATGTAAATAGAAAAGACAAAAAATTTTATAGAAAAAGAATATTGAATTTAACGCGTGAACTGCTTTTAAAAAAAGACGATGATTATAGTGAAATAAACCCTGACATAAAGTTTGCTTTTGATAATTATGTTAAAACGTGTATACAATATTTTAAAATAATAGACAACAATGATATTATACAAGAGGAATACAAAGATTTTAATCTAGAATTAGAAAATCATTGTGATTTGAATATGAATGGACCTAATTATGATAAAGAACAAGACAAGCTATTCATGCGTTCAATAAAGATGCCGAATTATTTAGAACAATTTGTTAAAATAACGATGACTAAGAAACCTGAAGAAATCATACTACCAAAAATAAAAGAAATAGACTTACAAGAGCCGAATTTAAGAAATAAAGGAATTCAAAAAAAAGAAAATATCATTATAAAATAAGATGCCAATAAAAAGATATAACAACAATAAAACCAGAAAACTGAAAAAAAATAACAAACTGTCAAATAAAAAAAAATTTCAAAGAGGTCGGGGGGATATGCATAGTCATAAATTAAAACCACGGTCAATAAAATTGAATAAAGTGAATTGTAGTCCAAAAGATAAAAAAGAAATTAAAAATTATACTTGCTATACAGACAAAGCATTGTTTAAATTGAGAGAAAGATGGAATTTACGCCATCCAGACGTGAAAATATTGACAAATGATCCAAAAGAAATTCATAAATTATTAGCAAATTATCTAAGAAATGTTTGTAATAAAGAATCATGTTGGTTAAAACAAAAAGAAGAATTTGGCCAACTTGACGAAAACTTCAAAGATTCTTTTGCACCTGAGTCACCATCAGAATGGAAAAAAAACCCCAACGAATGGTTAACAAGTTTAGATATAATGAGAGTCATGAATCAATATGAGAAAGCCTACAAATGTTTTGATTTTATAGGACCATCCCCAATAGATTTTGATAAAAAAAAACTTTACGGAGAATGTGTATGGGAAGAATTATGTAATTTTAATTTAGAAGACCAAATTAAAAAGGGGAAAACAAAAATAGGCATTATTTTCAATACTGACCCACACAATAAACCAGGAGAACATTGGATTTCTATGTTTATTAATATTAAAAAAGCCACTATTTTTTTCTTTGATAGTGTAGGTAACACAGCACCAATACAAATTAAAAAATTTGTAGAAAAAATTAAAAATCAAGGAAAACAGTTAAATCGCAAAATTAATTTTAAATATGATGAAAATCATCCTGTAGAACATCAGCGTGGAAACACAGAATGTGGAGTGTATAGTATTTATTTTATCGTTCATATGTTGGAAGATAAATTTGTGGAAGAATATCTAAAAAAACACATACTAGAAGATAAATACATGGAAAAATTTAGAAATATTTATTTTAATGATAAGTTGTAATAATGATTATATAATAATTATTTTATAATTAAAATATTAATTAAAGTTATCAGTACAAATATAAAATATACGCATGTCAATAAATAAATTTTTTGAAAAAGAAAATATCCAAATGTTGTGGGAAGTCTTGATAGATGAACCCTTAATAAAGCAATTATGTAATAGTGAAATAAAACAAAATGAACTGATTCGTATTTTTGAATCAAATATTGGAGAATTTTTTGTAAAAGAAAAAAACACTTGCAACAACTTGATTGAAATGAATAAAAAATATATTCTATTGATAATTAATTTTGTAATGAAATTAAATAATTCTTCCAGTGCAAATAATGTACAAGATTCTTCAATGGCAAATCAATACAAAAAAATAAAAATCCACCCAGAAGAACCAGTCAAACAATTAATTACATTTGAAGATATTCAAAATGACAGGGTATCGCTTTTTGAAAAAGAATTAAATAAAAAACAAGAAGAATTTACAAATGCAATGAGTATACCTACACCACCTGTCCCAAATTTTAGCGATACATTAGATCAACCTTTAAGTGAAATTGAGTTAGAAATAAAAAGAATTCAAGAGCAACGTAATTATGATATTGAAATGATAAATAATACAAATAAAAACAATAATAACTCTATTGATGAAAATTGGTTGAAACCACTGGAAACTTCCATTAAAAATGAAAAGTTGATGAAAATTAATAGTATTATTAACTCAGGTAATAACACGAAACATATAAGTTGGGAAGATGAACAACAACAATATCAACAATATCAAAAAGAAGAAACAAACATTTTTAATAAATTAAAAAAAATAACAAACAATGATATGGATTTTGAGAGCAACAATAATCATCAATTACAAATTGACGAAATTAAGAAAGAAATGTTCGCTTTAAATCAAAAAATGGATCTAATTTTACAAAAATTAGATACTTAAAACAAATAATTAAAATTGAAATATTTATTTATAAAATAAGAAATATTATATAAATAAATCAGCAAGCTATACAATAATATATAATGAACTATATAACAATTTTCATCCTATTTTTATACATATTAATGATAAATTCAGAAAATTCATATAATTTAAGGTTTAGAAATACACTGTTACGTATATATATTTCTAGTGACAAAAAAAAGGTTGTTAATGAATATTCAAATAAAATAGCAATCAAAACAAAAACTAAGGCAACTGATTGTTATAATAAAGTATTAACAAAATACTACAATGTTAATTTGTTCTATAATACTTTAACTGAGGAAGAAAAAGCAATTATTGATGCAATTATCTCACTTTGTTACTAATTCGGCGAATCTATTAAGTTACCAATTGTTTGAAAACCTGTTCATTTTTATCGTTGATTTCTAGCGTGCCAATTTGAACGGGTATTATTTCTGTGTTTTCTAACGCATCTAAATAGCTATTTTTATCATAGATATTCAATTTCTTTGGACTAATTCTTCTGTATACGTATTCTATTCCGTTCAAAGTAATTGGTTTACCCTCCCATTCTATTTGTTTTTTATTCGCTCTCACTGTTAAATCACTTTGTTGGTTTGAATAATCTGGTACATAAGAAAATTTATTATTTTTAGGATCACCGAAATTCATGCATTTGCCATTTGAATAAATAAAACAATCAAATGCTGATTCTTTTATAGCATCTGTTAACTGCATACTCAAATTGGCTTTAATTTCAGATATTTCAAATAATAATTGATCTGTTGTTATTGGAACCTTTGGTTCGCCCTTGGATAAATCTTTTCTTTTCAACTCAATCGCATCATCGGATTTTAATTGTTCTGGTGATAATACCATTAAATAAACAAATACTTCTACTGTTTGTAGTGCACGAGGTAAGTTTTTATGACTGCATATACGACGCGCGCGTCCAATTACTTGTTCCGTTCTAACGGGATGCCAATATGGTTCCATGATATGGACATATCTTGTATTTCTAAGATTAATGCCTTCTGAACCCGATGATGTGATCATAAGTACTTTAATAATTTCTCCCATGTTATTGTTATTTGCGATTTTTCTCAACTCTGTGGCTAAATTTGTTGGAATATAATCCCACTCACCGTTATAAATACGACGGGTTATCTCTTTTTCTTCAACTGTTTCTGTTCCTGTGTATAAAGCATAGGTTGGCTTACCTAAATCCACTTCAGGAATATCTATTTCCCAAATATCAGAAGCATTCTTTTTAATTTTAAAGCGAGCAAACCCATTTTTTTCCAAAACTAAACTGAAGAGACCAATCCCTTCAAGTGTTCTAAATTGACTGTAAACCAAATGTAAACCTAAATATTCAGGGTCTTTAATATTATCTAGAATATGTAAAAATTTCGGACTGAACCGCGCCAAAGCCTCTGGGGTTAAATAATCGTTTGAACGCTCTTTGATATTTTTAATAGTAGCATCAATTCTTTCTTTATAACTAATTCCACCCAACTTGTCCAAAATTTGATCGCCTTCTTCTTCACCTTCATTTTCATCATTGACATCTACATTGGCTTCTTCTTTGCGAGCATCTTTTAATAACTTTGTAATATCATTTTCAGGCTCGTTGGCTTTGTCGCCAGGTTCGCCTTTTTCACGGACCTCTTCAGCAACCTTGCTCTTTTTTGCCATTGGAAGAGGCCTATCATTCATAACAAAATTACAGTACAATCTAGAAAATATTCTGTAAGTTGACGTTGCTTCTTTGTATAATTCATCCAGTTTTTGTTGTGGTTTTTTAGAAGCTTTTTCTAATTTTCTCTCTTCTCTTCGTGCAGACTCATAAATTTTAAATTGAAAGTCACTCATGGGTATTTTAACAACATGATAATCAACACCTAATGTTTTGTTAAATGTTGGTAACAAACTCTCTTGGGCGCTCTTAAAATAAGAAGACAACCCAATAATACGGCGTTTCAATGCATCTACATTTTTCAATTTTTTTGTTACACTGTCAATATATTGATTTTCAAACAAATCAAAATCATCTGGAAGGGCTTTTTGATTTCTTATTTTGATACCATCTGATATAACATCAACATCGTTTCTTTTCAATATAGTTATGATTTTTCTTTCAAAATCGTCGTCGCTTATAAAATCACTATCAAAAATATTAGTGCCCGAATCATCGCGTTTAACATTGGAAACACCTTTATAACCGGTTGTCTCTTTAATTTTATTTTTGAATCCAAAAGGATTACGAGTGATCGTAAGAATTTTACTAGAAGGAGAATAATCCAAGTAATCAAGTGATTTCTCTCCTAATAGCATTTCTTGAAGTGAATTGCGGTCTATTTTTTTGGTTGTTTTAACATTCAATGGGAAATTCCAGGTTTTGATATATCCGCGCAATATATTGAAAAGTATTCCAAATTCATTCGGATAATTGATAATGGGCGTACCTGTCAATAAAACAATACGCGCATTCTTTGCGCTCATTAAGTATTCGTATAATTTGACTGCAAGAAATTTTGGAGAATATTCTTTTTCTCCTCTTTCATTTTCTGGAATAACCTTTTCTTTTTTAATTTTATTGACAATTCTACTAATTAAATTATGGGCTTCATCAATAATAATAACAGAATTATCAAAAAGATTCTTAGTAAATCCCAATGTAAGCTCTTCTAATCTTTTCAGACGTAGACCATTGTAATTAATAAATGTATACTTGTTACGAATCATTTCATTCAATTGATCGTCTAATGATTTTTTCTCTATAGATGTCAAGTCCTCATAATTAGAAGGTTTACTAATATTGACAAACCATGCACCCTTTTGTCTTGTAATATATTCTTGTGACAAATTCAAAACCGCGGACAATGTTGTAAGGGCTTCAGGATTTGTTTTTAATGAGATGAACTCCCAGTACTGATTCTTCTTATATAAAGAATCGCCGCAGTGTTTTAACTCCTCCATATAATTGGTTCTTAAAGAGGCGGGCAACATAATAATAATTTTTTTTGTATCCTTCATGCCCTCTGCAATTGCAATACTACTGCAAGTTTTTCCAGTACCTAAACCAAAGTATAGTAATAATCCACGGTAGGGCGTGAACATATTCAAGTAATCCCTAACAATTTTTTGATGTGTCATCAGTGAAAATGCTTTATCATCTGCATTACTATTACCAATTGTATCACAAGAAATATTTGCATTCATATTTTCCAATTCTTTTTTATATGGTTCAAACAAAGAGTTGATAAAATTTACAAAAATTTCTCGGTTGTTCATGTAATAACTATCAACCTTGATTACAACAGGAGGTTCTTTCTTGGCCAATCTTTGAGACAAAGGAGTATCACCAATTTCTACGACATTTTCAGGACCTAGTACAGCAATACCTTTTTCCACTTTTTTTGTTGTGCGGCCTCTCTTGGCTGGTGCCTTTTTTTCAGTCAATGCGATCTCTTCGCCTTGTGGAAGTTCTTCCGCGACGATTTCAAATGCGGCATCTCGTGCTTCTTTTTCAGGTTTCTCGGCATTTTCAATTTCTTCATCACCTTCAATAATAAGCAGTGGTTTTTTCACCATTTTCTTAGCCCTTTTTTTAGGAGGTTGTTCTGCCGGTAAAGGTGTTGGTATTGGTTCGTTTTGTTTGGTTGCTTCAACCGCTTCCATAATAGGTTTGACTTTGACTCGCGTCTTTTTATTTTCGGCTAATTTCAATAAAAAAGCATTGCGATCATAATCTTTATTTGTTTCATCTATCACAATCATTTTTGCTACTGTTTTTGGTTCAACATCTTCTAGTTCCATAGCTTCGTTTATTTTGCTTTCTTCTTTTAATTTAGTCTCTCTTTTAACAGCGACTACGACAGGTTTCATTTCATTGATTATAGGTTTAGCCATTAATTTTTCTTTTAATTTTTCTAAAGGATTCATTTGTTATTTGCTTATATAATTTAGATAGAATAAAATTAAGCTTTTACTTTTATTCTTCACCAAATTGAGTTATTTCAGTTAATTCATTAATATCAATATTTCCATTGTTTTCTTCAATAATTTTAATTGCTTCATTACAAGCAATTTGTTCGGCCTTTCGTTTGATTTTATGTTGACCTTCGCCCATGAATAAAAATATCTTGTTATTTTCAGCAACATAATCGTGGATAGTTTTAAATGTTTTAAAGTAAGAAATGTGAACTGAATCGTGGTGACTAACACTATGAATTGGTTGACCTAGACATAAATATACGCCCATTTTATATCCAAGTTCGGCGTCATGTTCAATTTCTAAATAATGTGGCGTCACCTTGAATTCTTTCTGGATTTTGACTTGCAAAATATTTTTATAATTGTCGTCATTAGTAATAAGTGAAATCCAATCAATGTGTTTCTCAAAAATGTTTTCAACGAATTTTTGTGCCATTTGGAAACCCGGTCCCGTAACAAACATAGATTGAAACCAACCGTCGCTGTCGGTAACCTTGATTTTATTAAAATCTAAAAACAATGCACCTAAAAAAGACTCAAAAAGACAACCTAGTTTTTTCAGATTCGTGCGGATTTTCTTTTCCTCTGCATGTTTGGATATGATCAACCATTTGTGTAGTCCCATTTCAAGCGCTATTTTACCTATTGCTTCATTTTTTACTATAGCAATTTTCTTTTCCGTCATAAACCCTTCATTTTCTTTTGGAAAGCGTCTATACAAATAATATTTAGTCACCAATTCTAAAATACCGTCACCTAAAAACTCAAGGCGTTCGTTGGATTTACTGCTTAATGGCATACAATCTGGTGGTCTATCTACAATAGTGATATTTTGTGCAATGTTTTCAAAATTAGGGCGTTTTGTGTAGGAACGATGGACAAATGCACGCTCATAAAGTGCAATATTGTTTACTGTTTGCGGTATTCCATATCTAGAAAGAATTCCTTGTACATCATTCAATGTAATCTTAATATTTAATGGGTTGAATGGATTAAATATTAAGCCCTCTTCGGTTTTAATTATGTCATCGTCGTGTGCTAATTTTGTTTCAGTCATTGTGTTGTATATACTTGTAGATAAGACTTTAAATGGTTTACTGTGTGTATTTTATTTTCTATTTAATCTTCTCGTTCTTTTTTTTATAAATTTCTTTATTTTTCTTGATTTATGTTTTTTGTTTATCATTTTATTTTTTCGCGATTTTCGTTTACTGAGTGTTTTATTTTTAAATGTTTTTCTTTTTCCTCCAGAACGTTGATTTAGAATACGTTTTTCTTCACCTCTAAATTTAAATAGTGCGCGCTGTGTATTTCCCTCGGTTATATCTAAGTTTTCTATATCTAAATTTATTTTTTTTAATTTTTGCAATTTTGATTTATCTGCCATAGTTGCTGGTAAAACTTTTATGTCGTTACCATTTAAATATAATTCTTCTAAATTTTTCAATTCTCCTATGCTACGTGGTAAATTTGTTATTTGGTTTTCCTCTAAATGTAATTCTTGTAAATTTTTCAATCCTCCTATGCTATCTGGTATACGATTTATATTATTATTTGCTAAGCTTAATTTTTTAAGTGTTAATAATTTTCCTATATTTTCTGGCAAATTTGTTATTTTTTTATTTCCCTCTAAAGTTAAATCTTTCAAATAGTTCAAATTAACTATACTATCTGGTATTTTTTCTATATTAGCGTCATTAATATATATTTTCTCTAATTTTGGAAAGAGCGAATCTATATTTTCTGGTAATATAATAGGTTCTTTAATTTCATCCCCTTTTACAAACAAAACCGTTCCGTTTTGAGTAACCGATTTTTCAATTATATCATTAGAATTATCTAGTGTATTATTTCCATCTTCTGGGTTATCAAATGTATCTATCTTATTATTTTGATCATCATATCTGTTTTTGTTTTCATCATCATCATTATAATCATGAAAATCATCATCATAATATTTATGGTCATCTTCATCATCATCATCTTTATTATTATTATTTAACATGTCTATTTACTATATACTATAAAAATATAAAAAACTAGTATAATTGATTAAATAACTCTGCATTGGTAAAAAAAAAGAGAAAACCTCAGTATTCTAAATTTAATAATATAGAATATAACACGCCAATTCAGTAGTAATCCTTGAAATTACTTAAAGATAATATTACTGTAATATATATGGACGTCAATGAAGTATGGGAGAATATAGAGGATTTTGAAAACTATGTAGTAAGTAATTTAGGAAGAGTAAAAAATAAAAAAACAGGTAGGATATTGAAAGCATGTAATCATGCAGGGTATTTTGTTGTGGGATTAAGTAAAACGAAAGTAAAATCTATGCCTATACATAGATTAGTAGCAAAGGCTTTTATACCCAATCCTGAAAATAAGGCTCATGTTAATCACATTGATAAAAATCCATTGAATAATAATGTGATTAATCTTGAATGGAATACACCTTTAGAAAATAATTTACATAAATGCAACGGATTAATTCAAACTACGAATCAAAATAAATGTGTTTATAGAATTGATAAGGATACCAATGAGGTTTTAGAAAAATATAAATCTATTGAATCAGTAGGTGTATGGTTATATGAAAATAATTTAGCAAAAAATGTCCATTCAGGAAGAACTAATATTAGTAATGCAATTAGAGGAGTATACAAATCATCATTTGGATTCAAATGGGAGATTGAGGAACAATTATCTCATGAAAATGAATCATGGAAAAAGATTAAAATTGATGGTTTTGAATGCGACAATTACTACATATCTAATTTAGGAAGATTCAAAAATAGCAAAGGAATAATAATGAAAGATTATAAGCCTCATCATAGTGGATACATTTATGTAAGAGTTAATAAAAAAAAATTCGCTATACATCGTTTAGTTGCCTTGATGTTTATTGATAATACTGAAAATAAACCATTTGTTAACCATATTGATGGTAATAAACTTAACAATTGTCTTGACAATTTAGAATGGGTTACATGTGCTGAAAATAATAAACACAATTATACTAATAACATTAAGAAAAAATACACTAGGCCAATTATTCAATATGATTTAGAAATGAATGAAGTTAATAAATTTAACTCAATAAAAGAAGCAGGAGATTTTCTGAATATTTGCACAAGTGGCATTAAAGCTGTTTTATATAATAAACAAAACACTTCTAAGAATTTTATTTTCAAATATTTAGATTAATAAAAATAAAATATATTCATAGTGTATATAAACATGGTGCTAATGAATTCGAGTAAATCTGCCAGGAATGCTGCCTCAATTTGCAATAGAACGAACGTGTGTGGAGGTGGTGCCAAGAAAGCCGGCATTGCCTCTCGTCAAGGCTTCTTCATGCAAAGTAATCCTACTCTAAGAAGAGCTCCTCAATCTCTTCCATTAATCTGTATTCCAAACCACACCGTCCAAACACAAAAATACGGTTACAGAGCAACTATTGGTGGCAACATGGGTTAATCTCTTTGCCCCTTTTCACTTTATTTTATCATACTTTTTGCAAATTTTTTCATACAATTTGTGAAATACTATTTAACAATAAAATAATTTAATAACAACTTGTTAAATTATTTTAATCAAAACGGATCCATGTTCATCAAAGTTGACTCCCGCGAGAAAGAGTTAGTATCAAAAATGTCATTCTATATTTCAAGTATCCCTGCATTCAGAAATTTAAAGGTAATAACCGAAAGTTTACCAATTGGTGATGTGATTATTAGTGGTAACAATAATGAAGATATTTTAATTATAGAGAGAAAATCCATCGTTGACCTGCTTTCTAGTATCAAAGACGGTCGCTATGAAGAGCAGTCTTACAGGCTAAATGGTACGCCACTTCATAATCACAATATAATGTACGTGATAGAAGGTGATATAAACAAGATGAATATGTTTCGCGAAACCAAATTTGAAAAACTAACACTCTACTCGGCAATTTTCTCTCTAAACTACTACAAGGGTTTTTCTGTAATACGAACTTTTACGCTAGATGAGACCGCGCTTTTCATATGTAATTGCACATCCAAATTGATGAAAGGAGAGACAACCGAAAGGAAAGCGTTTTATCCCAACAAAAGTGGCATGTCAACTAGTGTGCCAATTAGTACTACAAAAACGTCAGAATTAGAATCTACAGAAAATGGAGATAGTGATGAAAATTCTGAACAACAAAAAGAAGATTGCAAAAATTACATTGGTTTAGTGAAAAAAGTCAAAAAAGAAAACATTACTCCTGAAAATATAGATGAAATTATGTTATGTCAAATACCAGGTGTCAGTAGTGCAACAGCAATCTCAATAATTAAAAAATTCAACACTATTTCAAATGTAATAAAATGTTTAGAGGAAAATGAAAAATGCCTGAATGATGTTACCAACATAAATAATAAAGGTCAATCTAGAAAAATAACAAAAACATCTATAGCGAATATAATCAAGTTTTTGTTAAAAAAATAAATTATACATATAATATAATTACATATGACACATAGAGCGGGGGAACCTTTTACTATAAAAAGTTTAGAAGTAATTGAACAGTCTATAAACCTAAACAAAATAAATGCAGTAGCCTCCGGTCAACCCGATTCCGGAACTGCAACCGAACCTTTTTATAAATTTACTAGTGATCTTATAGACAAAACTACATTAAATAAATTAGAGAATGGTGATGAAGCAAATATTCCCAAAGAATTATATAAAAATGTAGATGCGGTAGGGTTTTTTGATTCCTTACATGATTTTAAAAGTGATTTTATGGACTGTCAAGGTACAATTAGAGGAATAAATGATAAATGGAATTATAGAAAATTTGGATTTACTTTTTTATTAAATGGAGGTTATAGTGATTTAATAGGGAAATATGGGGACTTTTTAATTCAAACAGCCTATTCATATTTAAATCGTATTCCAAGACCATTAAATCAAGATAATCTTGAAAATTATTTTTCTATTGGAAATATTTACGATACAATTAAAGATGAGACAGCATCAAAAGGGAATATGTACATATTACCTAACACGCGTATAATAACAGATAAAACTACTATTTATAATGCACTTATTAAATTATTTGAAAATTATAAGGATGCAAATTTTAATAACAAAATCAAACTAATTGTTGATTATCAATTAAATTTATTTGAAATTATTGAAAATGGTAGAAAGTCCAAGCTACAAGACGAAAATGGTAGAATCGCAAACCAACAAGACGAAAATGGTTTCTGTATTTTATATACAGCAGAAATCATGACTGATCCTGCGCCAAAAACCAAGGCTTCAAATATTGATAAAATTTTTGGTTGTGAAAATTGGTATATTGAAAATCTAGTTAGTCCTGGTAGAAGTTATGATGCAGTGAATGATAATGTCAGAGGAAATGTAAATGTTTCATTTAATAGTATTAGAATAGATAAACCTACAGATTTAGAAAATGCGGAATTTATAGTGAACGTAACATATAGTAATGAAGATGCAAATGAAAATATTGATGTACAAATGAATTCTAAAAGTAACACTATTCAAAATATTAAAAATATGATTCGGAATACAATAGAAAAACTTACAACTGTAACAGATAGATTTGATTATTATAAAGATAGTATTAAAAATAGACCCGAATTCTATAAAGTTTTTAATAGTAAAACTCTAACCGAAAATGATGCACAAAATTACAAAAAAAAATATACACGTTATTTTGCAAGGAAAAGATTAGGTGATACATTGGAAGGTCGTGTATGTAAAAAAGATAAGCTGGAACAATTGCAGTTTAAAAAAGTAATTAAAAATACCAAAACTGGGGTTATTAGAAATAAAAGTAGTTATGCGTTATCACCTGAATTAATTGATATAAAAAACATAGAAAATAAAGATACTGTAAAAGATGCCGTTTTAGTAACACACGATAGAATGCTTTTTTCATATGCAGTTATAAATCAAATACCAACCATATTAGATTTACAAAATCATATGATATTGTTCATTCCACCACCACCAGAACAAGCGATTGTTCCACTAATAGAAGAACAAAGTGGCCCAGTATCAAAAGAACAAAGTGGTACACCACCAGAACAAGCAATTGTTCCACTAATAGAAGAACAAAGTGGAGGTGATGATGACGACGCCCCATTTGGTTCATACGATAAATCATTATTATCCTCATCGTCATTACCGCAACCACCACCACGATCACTAATCCAACCATCTGCAGGACCTTTTTCAGGATCTACGCAACCACCACAACCACCATCAAATTCTCTCAATGATATTGATGATAATGATGATGATGATGATGATGATGATGATAACGACAACAATAACGACAACAATAACGACAACGACAACGACAACAATAACGACAACAATAACGACAACAATAACGACAACGACGACTTTATTGATACAGATTTAATCAACAAAGATCTATTAGTTGAATCAATCAAAAACAATATTAGTGATACTATGCATTTTTTATATTTATATCATACAAGAGGTTATTTATTTAACCGTAAAAGAGTTTTTAAAAAATTTATTGATACTATTAATAACGGGTTTAAGGGAAAAACATTAAAATACGCTTATTTGGGTGAATATTATAATAATGCTTTAATTATATTACCTTATAAAAATTCTGAAGATTCAGAAAATGAGTTTACAGCTCAGTTAAGCTATATTAAACAAAAAATGGACGAAGAAATTTTAGCTAGACACAATACTAGACACAATACTAGATATAAATATTTAATGAATAATGAATTATTTGTACATATTGAAAATAATAATGAAGTAAGTATAGAAATTAAAAAACGTCATAGGCAAATTTCAAATTCATGGGAAAGTTACTTAGAAATAATATATCATAAAGAAAATAAAAATAAACCAAATACAATATTTATTTATGATGCCAACATAAAGAGTTTTGTAGGAAACAATTATGATATGCACGATGATATACTTTCTTTTTACGAAGGTTATGATAAAACCAAGGATGATACTCAAAATAATAATACTGTCTTATATTTAACCGCGGTAACAGTATTAGTAGCAATAATAGCATTTATAATAAATAAGTTACTATCAACAATGAAAGGAGGTGGTGGCTCAGACGATGACGATTCTAACGAAGAACATCCATTATATGTGAAAATTCTAAACGCAAATTTTGATTTTTTAAATACTAATGAAAGTAATGAGAATGCGAGTAATGATAATAAATTATTTGAAAAAAACCTTACTAGTTTATTTAGTCTATTTAATTTGTTGCAAGCTTATGAAGTTAGCTTTATTGGATATCAAGAAGGTATTGATGCATTCTATAGTAAAATAGATGAATCGTGTATATTAAGTGATATGATAGGTGTAACAAATTATATTCCGCATAATATTGAATTTTATGTATTTTTAAAACTTATTTTGCAAGATTTTGATCAAGATAAGGTAAATAAAATAAATTATGCATTGTTTGAATATTATTTATATCTTTTTAAAGATACAAAAAAAATTTATTCGCGTTTTCAAGATATTAAATCTTACTTATTGAAAACCAACTATGAAATTGAAATTAGCGACGAAATTACTGAAGCATTAAAAGCAAATAAAGAAACCTTTGAATATTTTGATTTAATTACAACAAAGACAATGAAAATATCAGATCAAATTATAAGTGAAAATTATTATGCTGTTAATAAAGCAAGTGATGAGGCTGAGCCTGAATTTAATAAAGTATATGAAAATGCATCCAAATATAATTTGTCATTAAAAGGGTTTATTGACATGAAATCTGAATTTGTAACAAAAACAGTAAATGTCGTAAGTGAAATGATTAATAAAGGGTTACTAACACAATATACGAGTGAGATAAATATAGATAAAAAAGTTGTTGATAATAAAGACGGTCCTCCTATAGTGATAGAAGATGTCAAAGTTAATGTTGAAGACCCTTCTCATAAAAATCTTGCAAAAGGTAATGCTTTTGATGACGTTGCTAAAAAAATAACACCTTTAGATGAAACATACAAACCGGTTTATGGTGCTGGGAAGAACAATAGAAAAATCAAAAAAACAATACGTAAGCAACGCAAATATAAAAAAACTAAGAAAACTAAAAGAAGTAGCAAAAATATAAATAATAATAAAAAAAGAAAAACATTAAAAAAAACATCAAGAAAAAAAAGAAGTTGTAAGAAAAAATAAAAATATTTATTATATTCAATAGTGTATATAATGAATAAACATATCATTAATTTACTTTTTATTTTATCAATATGTTTTGTTGCATATATTGTATTTAGAAATATTGATTTCAAAGAAGGTATGGAAACCTCTAGCGATGGTCCTATTAAACCAAAATCAACATCCAATGGAATCGCAGGAAACGCACAAAATTATTCAGCAAATGTTAAATCAACTACGATTCAAAATAAAGACAAGTTATTGATCACAAAATATAGAACAGACTATGAAAATACAATATTGAATTTAGATGATTTAGTAAATACAATGATGTTAGAAACTGCATTAAGTACAGACGTTTTAAACCCAATGAAATCAATAGATAAGCTAAACCAGTTAAATTCTGCGCGTGGAGCATTAAATAATGTAATGAAGTTTGTAGACACCAGTAAATAATTATTACACAATTTTATATGTAATAATATATTTTATTATTTTCTTGATTTTCTTGATTTTCTTGCCCTTCTTGATTTTTTGTTGGTTTTTTTAAGAAATTTTCTGTTTTTAAATATTTTTCGTCTTGTCATGTTATGTTTCTTTTTTGATTTTTTTATACCACTAGCAATATCATTGTAATTATTATTACAAGACATTATTTCTTCACTCCTACAAATAGGACATTTTGTCACTTCAATGTTTTGTGATGGTGAACATTTATTATGAAACTTGTGACCATTTTCACAGAGTCTACAACTATCATCATTTATTTCTTTAAGACAAATTGGGCATTCTGCTATTTTGATTTCTTTTCTCATTTGTTCCATTTCTTCTGATGTATAAAATGTAGTACGCGGATCATCACTTTTGATATTTCTTTCTTCCATAGTTTTACCAAATATATGAAGATCTGGACGATATTCGCCAGCATTTAATCGTCCATGTTTAATATACCGCGGTGAAGGTTTTAACTTTAACATAACTTATATATATTAAGAAAAAATTAATATATATATAAATATCTATACGCGAATACTTACCTCGTTGTCTTTGTAATATCCTTGATCAACTAATGATTGTGTGAAAGTTGCACCACCCCAATTATCATCCATTGGGTTTGGACTATAGAGCATATTTTCTTCTTTTGCGCTTATTTTATCTAAAGGGGTCGTTGTACCTACATAATAAGAAGTTTGATCAAATGAAGGATAGGAGTTTTTGTTATAAGGAGGATCATTTCTTGTAGCATCTACTAATAATGTAGGATTAGGAGAAGCCATAGTATCTCTACTATTAGATTCTTCTTTAATTAAATTTCCGATGGAACTACCGATACTAGGAGCCATATTTCCTTGGCTACTTGGAGTTGAAATAACACTAGAACTAGACGGTAAACCACCCTGTGGCTCAGAAACACTTGGTCTTACTTTATATACAGGATTACCTTGTGCATCATAACTATGTTGTAAATAAAGAACAGGACATCTAATACCTTGACTTCTTTGCCAATCCAAAAATTCTGTATAATCTTCTAAATTTTCAAATTCAACAGGATTCACCCCAGGAACTTGTGCAAGTTTAGAATTGTATAAATAAATTCTAGAACCTTTTTGAATTAGTAAATTAGGACATCTAACTCCTTGGCCATTATTAGTTAACCCTTCATGATATTTAGGGTCACTACATCTTGCGTAAAAATACACTCCTATTAAAAATACAATTATAAGTAATAATGTTGTTAATGTCATATATAATATATATATAATATATAAGTTATAATATATAAGTTATAATAAAAAAATGATTTTTTTGCACATTGACCCTACAACTGAAAATACAGAAGAATTCAATACACATTTGAACAATGGTAAAAATATTTTTGTTTTATTTTATTTGGAAGGTTGTGGACCATGCAATGCAACTAAACCTGAATGGAAAAAACTTCATAATGTATTTGCAAATAATGATAATCATGATATTGTTATAGCAGACGTAGATCAAGTATTAATGAATAAATTTAAAAAGTTAAAAATTCAACCAAAGGGTTTTCCTGCAATTTATCATATTAGTAAAAATGGAAACATGTATTTGGACTATGATGAAGCCGAAATAAGCAAAAAAGATAGAACAATTGATTCATTTGTAGAATGGATTGAAAACCATATTAAAAAAAAATCCCGTGAAAAACTAATGCGTGGTGGTAAATGGTCATTAAAATACAAACGAAGTATAAATTGCAATCATCCAAAAGGTTTCTCTCAGAGACAACATTGCAAATATGGTAGGAAAAAAATGCATTCAAAGAAAACAAAAAGGGGGGGTAGACGAAAACATGTGACCAAAAGACGCAAGTAACGGATTTATTTGCAATTTTCTTTTGCATATCCAATAACTGCACATGCAATTCTTTTCCCTGCATGTCCAGTTGTCAAACTATCTTCTTCTCCACCTTGTCCACAATCATCTGGGTCAGCATGAATAATTAAACCACGCCCAATTATATTTGCTTTTGTCCCGCGAAGTTTAATAGCATCATCAACCATTGTATAAACAGCTTCTCCATTCGCATTTGTCTTCAAATTTCCTAAGTCACCTACGTGTCTTTCTTTCATACCTGGACAACCATGTGTTTTATTATAAGGATTGAAATGCGCGCACATACTTGTACATTGGTCTGTCAAATCTCCTGCTTCATGAACATGAAATCCATGATACCCATTTTTCTTTAATCCGGTAATATTAATATTGATAACAACATTGTTTTTTTTCAAATCTTCTACAAAATGAACAACACCTTTAATTTTTCCTGAATTAAATACAGCAACAGTTATGATTGGTTTATTATTCATATACTATTATTTATATTTATTATTTTCTATAAATAGTATTTTTTTCAAATATATAAAATAAAAATGAATTGTTTAAATGAGATAAACGGATAGTTATATATTATACAAAATAACAACCGTCTATCAAAATGGAACATATTTTCAGAGTATTTGATTTCAATGTTTATAATGAATCTCCCATCAATGATTCTGGAAGTGAAGATGATAAAAAAAGTAGAAAAGACAACGCCGAATTTATTATTCAAATGTTTGGTTTAAATGAACAAGGCGAAACTTGTTCTATTCAAGTAGAAGAATTTAAACCATTCTTTTATGTTATGGTAAACGATAAGTGGAACACTTCTACTAAAAATAACTTTCTTTCTTTTATCAAAAAGAAAATAGGAAAATATTATGAAAATTCAATTACAGATTGTTTAATCATTAAACGTAAAAAATTGTATGGTTTTGATGGTGGTAAAGAACACAAATTCATCAAGTTTGAATTCAAAAATATGGCTGCTTATAACAAAGTAAAAAATTTATGGTATACTGATTACAATAAAGGTCATAAACTATTTAAAAATGGATTATCTTTTGAAAATACAAACATTAAATTATACGAAGCCAATATTCCGCCTCTATTGCGTTTATTCCACATTCGCGACATTAGTCCATCTGGTTGGGTAGCATTACCAAAAAAGAAAACAATAGAAATTACCGATAACAAGCGAACAACTTGTAATTATGAATTCATTGTCAATTATAAAGATATCATTGCTTTAAATGATAGGGAAATGAGAGTTCCTTATAAAATCATGAGTTTTGATATAGAAGCCAGTAGTAGTCACGGTGATTTTCCTGTACCTATAAAATCCTATAAAAAATTGGCAACCAACATTGTAGAGTATTTTGAAACTTTGAAAATGGATATGACAAAAGAGCTATGTAGAAATATTTTGCGACGAATCATAATGACAGCTTTCGGTTATGAAAATATGCCAAACGTAGATTTAGTTTATCCAATAAACAAACCAGAAACGAAAAAAGATGTTGAGGCGATGTGTGAACAATGGTTAGAAGGACTTGTTCGTACGAGTAACAGTGGCAACAATTGTGAAAATATGCAACTAATAACAATAGAAGAAATGTTTGAAAAGATGAATAACGTCGGAGAAGAAGGTGAAGAAAATTACGGTTATTATAATAAAAAACACATTAAACAATATACAGATAAACAATCAACAATTGTAGATATATTATGTGATAAAAATTTTGAAAGAGAAGGTAAATTGTTTGAAATAAACAACTCATTGAACACGTGTTTTCCAAAATTAGAAGGCGATAAGGTAACATTCATTGGTTCTACTTTTATGAATTATGGAGATCAAGAACCATATAAAAATCATTGCGTAGTTTTAAACACTTGCTCTGATATGCCAATACAAAACAGTATAATTGAATCTTATCAAACAGAGCGTGAACTATTAATGGCATGGCAACAATTGGTCCAAAGAGAAAACCCGGATATTGTCATTGGTTACAATATATTTGGTTTTGATTATGAGTTCATGTTTAGACGTGCAGAAGAAACAGGGTGTGTCAATGAATTTCTAAAATTATCGCGAAACAACGGCGAAGTTTGTGGAACAAGAGACAAAGAAACGAATAGATTAAAACTAGAAGAAAGTACAATACAGATTGCGAGTGGTCAACACGATTTAAAATTCATCAAAATGAACGGACGTTTACAAGTTGATTTATATAATTTCTTTAGACGCGAAGAAAATTTGACATCTTACAAATTAGATTATGTTGCAGGTCATTTTATAGGAGATTACATTAAAAGTTTTGAGCATTTATCATTTAAAACAGAAATCAAAACAACTAATTTAACTGGACTTTTGGAGGGTAGTTATATTCATTTGGAAGAAATTGGACATTCTGTGGATTATTATGATGATGGTGCGAAATTCAAAGTGGTTTCTATTAACAAAGAAGAATCTAAATTTAAAATAGATGGATTAGTCAACCCTGATATGAAAAAAAAGGTTCGTTGGTGTTTGGCAAAGGATGATGTAACACCTAAAGATATTTTCAGAATGACAAATGGCACTGCAGATGATAGATCTGTTATTGCCAAATACTGTATTCAGGATTGTAACTTGGTTCACTATTTATTCAATAAAGTAGATGTATTGACTGGTTTTATAGAAATGGCGAAGATTTGTAGTGTACCGATTAATTTCTTGGTAATGAGAGGTCAAGGTATCAAGCTGACTAGTTATGTTGCTAAGAAATGTCGTGAAAAGCGCACATTAATACCTGTTATAGAAAAAGGAGATTTGGACGAGGGTTACGAAGGTGCAATTGTTCTTGATCCGAAATGTGATTTGTATTTAGATAATCCAGTTGCATGTGTGGATTATGCTTCTTTGTATCCGAGTTCCATGATTAGTGAAAACTTATCACATGATAGTAAAGTGTGGACCAAAGAATATGATTTGGATGGTAATTTGATTGAAAATGGCGAATGGGGTGAAAAAGATGACAATGGAAACTTTGTCTATGATAATTTGCCTGGTTATGAATATGTAAATATTACTTATGATACATTCAAATATGTGCGTAAATCGCCGAAAGCGGCAGCCGAGAAAGTAAAATCTGGAACAAAGATATGTAGATTTGCTCAGTTCCCAGAAGGTAAAGCAATTATGCCGTCTATTTTAGAAGAGCTTTTAATGGCTAGAAAATCTACGCGAAAATTAATACCACAGCAAACAGATGAATTTATGAAAAATGTTTTGGATAAAAGACAGTTAGGATACAAGGTAACTGCAAATTCTTTATATGGGCAATGTGGTGCAAAAACAAGCACTTTTTATGAGAAAGATATTGCGGCTTGTACAACCGCCACGGGCAGATTACTTTTGACTTACGCAAAGAAAATTATAGAAGAATGTTATGGAGACGCGATTTGTCACACGAGAAATGGAACAGTTGTAACAAAGGCTGAATACATATATGGTGACACGGATTCAGTATTCTTTACGTTTAATTTGCAAACAATTGAAGGTAAACCAATTCGCGGCAAAGAAGCATTGGAAATCACAATTGAACTAGCACAAGAAGCTGGTCATTTAGCATCTAATATGTTAAAAGGTCCACATGATTTAGAATATGAAAAGACATTCATGCCATTTTGTTTACTATCAAAAAAACGTTATGTTGGTATGCTTTATGAAACTGACCCAAATAAAGGGAAACGCAAAGAAATGGGTATTGTATTGAAACGACGTGATAATGCGCCGATTGTAAAAGATATTTATGGAGGGATCATTGATATTTTAATGAAAGAACAGAATATCAATAGAGCTATAGAATTTTTACAAAATTCGCTTCAAAATATAGTGGATGAAAAATATCCCATGGATAAATTAATTATTACAAAATCACTGCGTTCAGGTTACAAAAATCCGCAATCCATAGCACACAAAGTATTAGCAGATAGAATAACTGCTAGAGACCCTGGAAATAAGCCGAGCTCTGGCGACAGAATCCCATTTGTTTATATAAATACAACAAATAAAAAAGCATTGCAAGGAGAAAAGATTGAAACGCCGAATTTTATTAAAGAAAATGGATTAAAAATTGACTATTCATTTTATATAACAAATCAAATAATGAAACCAGTACAACAAGTATTTGCACTTGTTCTTGAAAAAATATGGGAATTACAAAAGAAAAAATTGACAAAGTTTGTATTGTATAAAAAAGAAGTTGAATCTATAAAGAAAAAATATAACAATGATCTAGAAAAATGTGAATCTAAAATAGACGATTTACGTAATAAAGAAATCAAAACACTCTTATTTGATAAATATTTGAGAGAAACAAACAATGAAAAACAAGGAGTTAAAAGTATTACTAGTTTCTTTGCATTAAAAATATAAAATATAATTGACAAGAATTAATAATATTAAATTAAATGAATATATACTATTTAATTTAATATTAAAATGGCAAACTGTGGCGAAAAAGAAGTTTTTAGAATAACACCTACGTTAGGTAAATGTTACGAATGGGCTGAATCAACACGAAGAACTGGTAAATGGCCAGATGAAAGACGTTTTGCGCCTACCGAGAATGTAATTTATGTTGGTAAATTAATTAATATATCCAAAGGTGGTTGTGGGGATGGTTCTTGGAGAACGGATACTTTCTTACATAAGGAAACTGAAACACGTGTTCATTATAGCTATGGAGGGGATACTTGTTTTATAGAGGTTCCTTGTAAAGAAAAATATAAGGTTGATCAAATTGGTATTACATCACAATCACCTGGAAATATTGAAGCAAATCCTCAACAAAGTTCTGTTTTAGGGTTTTATGGTTTGAAAAATAGTATAAAAAATTTCCTTTCATAATATCATTATCATCATTATCATCATCATTATCATCATCATTATCATCATTATTTTTGTAAAGTATAATTTTTTCACTTGACGGGTATAAATTTTATCCTCTACTTTCTCTCCTTCTGCTTGTTGAAAACAAAGAATTAAATAGTTGTGACGTATTATCTAATGTGTATTCTATATTATTATTTGATAAATCAGTTAAAATTTCTACAAAAAGTGTTTCTAACGAGTTGTTATTTAAATTAGATGTAGGGGTATTTACACGATTTTGTTGATTTGTTTGTTGACTATTTTCATTTTCATTTTCATTTTCATTTTCTGTTTCATCTTCGTCTTCGCGTTCTTGTTGACTATTATTATTATTATTATTATTATTATTATTATTATTATTATTAGGGTTGTAATTTCTAATATCATATCTACAAACAGGACATTTACAGTTGCTATTAAACCAAGACATTAGATTACTTGTATTAAAAATATGTCTACAATGTCTAATCATTGTTACATTAGATACATCCGTAAACGGCTCTAGTGAAATAGGACAACTATTATTAATTGGGTCTAGAATATCACCGTAAACAATATTTCTCGTTGCATTTTCTATTTGAGTTCGTGTAGGGGTAATATTTATTGGCTGCAAAAATGAATTTAATATTCTTGAGAATTGATTACCAACTGTCCTATTTATAGTTGCGTTTTGTGGTGCTGTAAACATTTGTAAATCATCTATATAATATGGAATATTATCAATGTAAACACGTCTTTGAGTGTTATTACTAGCAATATGTTCAGTAGGTTGATTCGCTCTATATCTTCTATTGTAACGTTCACGATGGTAATTTCTGTGATTATGGACGCCGTTAGTAGGAATACTTTGATTTCTTCTACTATTCATTATATCAATTAGTGAACCAGTTATTTCGGTATTTTGATCCATCAAATGATGTATAATTCTTAAATTATCATTGTACATGGTGTTTAAAATATTAATAAATAGTATATCGGAATTACTCATATCACTAAAGAGATTATTACTATTACCAGTATTTATTCCATTACTGCTTGCCATATATTATAATTATAATAATATTTTAAATAAGTTTAAATATATGTTAATATTGTAAAATAATAATAAATATTATGAATAACATCAATGAAAATTATAAAAATAAAGGGTTAAGTGGTCTTGTTAATTTAGGCAACACATGTTTTATTAATTCATGTATTCAAATTATTTCTCATACATATGAATTAAATGAATTATTAAATAATGAAATTATTATAAAGAAAATCAAAAACAAATATGATTCTGCTTTATTATTAGAATGGAATAATTTAAGAAAAATGTTATGGGAAAATAATTGTGTAGTAGCTCCTAATAAATTTATCAAAACTATTCAAAAAATTGCAGAAATAAAAAACCTGGAACTTTTTACCGGTTATTCTCAAAATGATGTTGCCGAGTTTCTTTTATTTTTAATAGACTGTTTTCATAATTCTTTGGCTAGAGAGATAAAGATGAATATTTCAGGTAGTCCAGAAAATGATACGGATCAATTAGCTATCAAATGTTTTAATATGATAAAGAACATGTATACAAAAGAATACTCTGAAATATGGAATATTTTCTATGCTGTACATGTTTCTGAAATAATTTCACTTGAAACTGGAGAAAAAATCAAACAAACTCCCGAACCATATTTCATGATTGATTTACCAATACCACAAAACAATAAAACCCCAACACTAATAGATTGTTTAAATCTATTCATTGAAGGCGAAGAATTGAGTGGTGAAAATGCCTGGTTTAATGACGAAACCAAAGAAAAAATAAATATTAAGAAAAAAATTTTATTCTGGTCCTTTCCAAATATTTTAGTAATTGATTTTAAAAGATTTAATTCAAGAAACCAAAAAAATCAAATTTTCATTGATTTTCCATTAGACAATCTTGATTTATCAAATTTTGTAATTGGATATAAAAAAAATACATACATTTATGAATTATATGGTATATGCAATCATTCTGGTTCAGTATTTGGTGGTCATTATACATCATATATTAAAAATGCAAGTGGTAAATGGTACCATTTTAATGATACTAATGTAATAGAAGTTTCATCCATTGAATCAATGATTTCAGCAAAAGCGTATGTCCTTTTTTATAGAAAAAAACAAATTCAATGATAGATTTTATATATATAATATATGGAAGTAAACACGAAAGTAGCGGATCCTTTAAATATGTATGACTATGTAAATCAATTTGTTTTAAATCCAATTGTTTTCATAATAATTATTTTAATAATCATAGGATATTTAGTTATTTTTTATTCTTTAGGAAACAATAAGGGTAATAATTTTGAAGTTAATGATGCTCCTAACGCTAGTAATAACATATATGGCCAAAGTTTTTTGGGCATTATAGTAGTTATTATTTTAGTTGTTTTGATATTAGTCAATGGACTTCAATATTTTTTAAATATTAATATTTCGGCTTATTTAAAAAACTTATTTACAAATAAACCTGAAATAGACATTGTAGTTAATAATAATCATCAAACCAATGAAAATAAAGATGATTCAAAAAAAGATAACAAGAAATTTTCTATTCCTGGCACAATTGGTAAAAAACAAGTTTTTAATGTACCTGGCAATTTTTATACTTATGATGACGCTAAAGCTATGTGTAACGCTTATGGCGCGGATTTAGCAAACTATCAACAAGTTGAATCAGCTTATAAAAATGGCGCTGAATGGTGTAATTATGGATGGTCTGATGGGCAAATGGCATTGTTTCCAACACAACAAAAAACATTTGATAATTTGCAAAAAATACAAGGTCATGAACATGATTGTGGGCGTCCTGGCATTAACGGTGGATATATGGCAAATCCAAAACTGAAATTCGGTGTAAATTGTTACGGATCTAAGCCAAAAATAACACAAGATGAAGACGAATTAATGAAAATTACATCACCATATCCAAAAACAATTCAAGAAATTGAATTTCAGAAAAAGGTAGATTATTGGAAAAATAAAATAAACCAGATCATGATATCACCTTTTAATTATAATATGTGGGGTGAGGTATAAAATTATAATACTATTTCTAATATTCTTGAAAAAATAAAAATAAAATTATAAACAAAACAAATCAGTAATGAAATTTTAATTAGTAAATATAAATTATTTCGGTTAAAGGTTGTTAAAGTTCTTTCATTTGGATCATTTGGATCATTTGGATCATTTATTTCAACTAATTGTTTTTTATACATACTAGAGAGACAAATAGGACATTTTTTATTTTTTACATACCAAATTTCTAAACAATTTTCGTGAACCGAACCATCACAAGAACAGTATTTAATATAAAGTTTATTTTGTATTTTAATGCAAAATTTATCGGATTTATCATTTATTTCTAAACATATTAAACATTCACTATTTTCAACAATAGTATCGTAATTATGAGAATCATGAGACTCATCAAAATAATGACTTGCAATTGGAAAATACATAAAATTGTGATATTATACAATTTGTATAAATTATATATAAAATCTATACAAATTCAATTAGTTTTATCTAATTTTAGTTGTTTTTTTGTTGTATTTTTTTTATTTTTTCTAACTACATTAAAATTCTTTTTTTTTGTTTTTTTTTTAGTTACACTCTTATTTTTCATTTCTTTTTTTTCTTTTTTTACTAGATTTAATT